CGCAACAGGCGGTGGTTCTGAAAGATACCTAAGTGAAGACTATATGTTTTGTCAACTATGGCGCAAAACTGGTGGTTCTATCTTCTTGTGCCCATGGATGAAGACACAGCATATTGGCACATATCCTTTCACTGGTAACCTATCTAAGATTGCTGAATTGACAGGAAAACTATAATGACAACTTGGTTGCCGCCAAAACCTGATGATATCAAAGCATCACAGACTGCAACTACAGGCGGTCGTAAGTTTGACGGAAACAAACTAGAATATGGTTTGATTCCGCCTCTTGCTCAACAAGAAATGGTACGGGTTCTCACTTTCGGTGCTCAGAAATATGAGAGAGATAACTGGAAAAGAGTTCCCGATTCCAAACGCAGATACTTTGATGCACTGGAACGCCATCTATGGGCATGGAAAATGGGTGAGAAACTAGACCCAGAATCAGGTATACATCACCTAGCCCATGCTATGTGTTGCTTATCATTCCTATATGAACATGATGTTAAATATTCTTTGGATAGTGGGGAATAAACAACAGAATTGATTGACTTGCACATGTATCCATGATATGATACATGTAACTTAACTTGATGAGGTAATTATATTATGAGCAACGAAATTAGTGTTGATGTTTTGACAACTAAAAAATTTACGGAACAGCATCTGAATGTTTCTAAAAAACTAGTTATTAAAGAAGCCTTCCCAGAATTTTATGGTGAAGAATTGCCAAAGACTGCGAAATATGTTTCCAGACTGCTGGTTGATATGAAGGATGTTTCTTGGGAATCCGAGTTTGAAAATACTCAAATGGCAAGAAAAGGTGGTGGTAATCCAAAGTACAAAGAAATCAAACAAGATATCGTTGAATATGGATTTAAACTAAAGCATCCTCCTGTTGCAGTTCGTTTGTTGCCTGATGGTCGACTTGTTCCTTTGAACGGGCGAACACGTAAAGGTATTCTTTCAGATTTGGGTTTTCAAAATTTGATTGTTGATGTGTATAGCGTTGACACCGAATCGGATGCTTCCGTTTTTGGTCTCCGAGCAAACTCTAATCACGACCCGGCTGGCGATTTGAGCCTTGAAGATGTATTCAATGAATGTGTTTATGCAATTCAAATGGGTTGGATCAAACACGACATTTTGGAAATTGCAGCCCGTATCAATCAATGCGCTGGCAAAGGTTGTTTCTCTAAAGCTAAACGTGAAACATTAGCCTATCGAATCTACAATCAATTTGAAGATAAAGTTTACGGAACTATTCTTGCATGGAACAAAACCTTCGATGTTAAACGTTGGATGGGTCGCCACGGTTTCTATAACATTCCTAAAAAGCAAGTTGTCTTTCAGACAACGAAAGAAAAAGATGTTCTTTACTATGTCATTTCTTCGGAATACGTTTACAAAGCAGTATCAACTGCAAGCCACTTAGCAATTGAATATCCAGGAAAAGAAATCCGTGTTGTTGTACACACCGGAATTTTGACTGGCAGTGATATCACACATTGCTATATCAACCGACTGGAAGAATTCTCTAGCAAATGGGACTTTCAAATGAAGGCACTTTCGCAAGCATATTTTGGTGGCGCATCGAGCAACAATATCAAAGTGAAATTGTATGGCGCTTTGCCAGCCATTTCTTCTTTGCATGACTTAAACAAAATGGTTGTGTTTGGGCAAAATTCTTCCTACATACAGCCAAAAACTATTTCCAGTATGCAAGAATTGATTGACAATCTTGATGAAAAAGAGTATACTGGCGATGACGAAATTTTTTTGAACAAAGGTAAACAAAATGAAACTGTCTAAAGACACACTAACGGTATTAAAAAACTTTGCATCTATCAACGATGGAATTATGTTCCGAAAGGGTAATGTATTGCGTACTTGTGACGCACAGAAACAAGTATTGGCTGAAACCACAATCACCGAAACGATTGATGAAGATTTTGGTATCTATGACTTGAACAAATTCCTTGCAGTCCTAGGATTGCATCAGGATAATTCGCAACTTCAAATTGATACCGCAACTAAATCGGCTGTTATCAATGACAATACTGGTCGTAGTAAAATCACATATCGAATTTGTGATGCTACTATGATTAAGAATGCATCCGATAAATCTGTTAAAATGCCAGATGCAGAAGTAACATTCACCCTTAAGCAAGCGGATCTAGAATTTATTTTGCGTTCCTCATCCGTTCTTGGTACACCACACATTGCAGTAACATCAGATGGCGACAAAGTTTCTGTGGCTGCACTTGATGACAAAAACACATCCACACACACTAATCAACTTGAAGTTGCTCCTGGCAATGGAAAGAAATACAAGATGCTTTTCAAAACTGAGAACATGAAAATGATCCCAGGTGAGTATGAAGTTTCTATTTCTTTTAAAGGTATCGCACACTTTAAGAACACCACAAAGCCATTGCAATATTGGGTTGCTACTGAACTTGGCTCGACCAGCGAAGGTTGATTTTTTTGAATTTTTTATTATGGAGTTTTTATGCAACATTTATTGTGGACGGAAGCACACCGCCCCAAGACTATTGAGGAGTGTATTCTACCGGAACGCTTGAAGACGCCGTTTCAAGAATATGTAAATTCAGAAAAGATTCCACACCTGTTGCTGTCTGGCGGTGCAGGTGTAGGAAAGACTACTGTTGCGAAAGCAATGTGTAATCAGATTGGTGCTGACTACATTATGATTAACGGTTCAGATGAATCGGGCATTGATGTTTTTCGTACCAAGATTAAAGACTTTGCATCGTCAATGTCGTTCACTGGCGGTCGTAAAGTTATCATCATTGATGAAGCTGACTATCTAAATCCAAACTCAACCCAGCCAGCTTTGCGTAATGCAATGGAAGAATTTGCATCTAACTGTTCTTTCATCTTTACATGTAATTTCAAAAATCGTATCATTGACCCACTACATAGTCGGTGTGCAGTTGTTGACTTTACATTAAAGAATGATGAAAAGACAAAGATGGCTGGTCAGTTTTTCAAGCGCATTCAGTCAATTTTGCAAAGTGAAAATGTTGAGTATGAAGACAAGGTAATTGCTGAGTTAATCAAGAAACACTTTCCAGACTTTCGGCGTATCTTGAATGAGTTGCAACGCTACTCACAGTTTGGTAAGATTGACGTTGGTATCCTTGCACAGATTGGTGATGTATCAATTGCAGAAATCACCAAGCACTTGAAGAACAAAGATTTTGGTGCAATTCGTAAATGGGTTGCTACTGCTGATTTTGATGCCGCAACATTGTATCGCAAACTGTATGATAGTCTTTATGAAGTATTGCAACCACAAAGCATACCTCAAGCGGTTATTATTCTAGCCGACTATCAATACAAGCAAGCATTCGTTGCTGATGCTGAGATTAACACCGTTGCTTGTTTGACTGAACTTATGGTAAGCGTGGAGTTTGTATGAGTGATTTTGAAGTACATCCAATTGGAACAGCCACTGAGATTAAATATTCTCGGGAATTAGTTAAAGCGATTGAGCAGATTACATACCAGTATGGAGACGGCATCGTGCCTAAGTCTGTTTTCAATGCATACTTGAAACTAAAACACCACCATGATGTTAAACTTGAATCGGAAAATCTATGATACTAGATTTATTTAAGCCCACATTTGATTGGATCAAAGATGACTACCGTTCTAATCGTATTCGTTTTGTTGCTGAGTTGCTTGCCTGGGCTATTAGTATTGGGTGTAGTATTACTATGGCACTTACCGTACCAACTCCTCCCCTCTTGGCTCTATATCCTATTTGGATTACTGGCTGTGCTATCTATGCTTGGGCTTCTTGGACTAGGAAATCTTTTGGCATGCTGGCTAACTACCTATTGTTGACTACCATTGATATGATTGGTTTGTTCAGGATGCTAACATGAATCCATTCGACCATGTAAATCAAATCCTGCAGGGTAAAAAGCAATTGATTGTAGATGATGCGACTGAGAAATCATATGAGCCGTTTCTGGTGAATCGTGCGCTTTCCTATCACAAGGATTGTATCATGTATGCTAATGAAATGAATCGTAGGGCTATCTTAGACAAGAAACTGCAAAGTGACTATTTACTAAATATAGTTAGGTCCAAGAAAAGACCTTTCAATAAGTGGGTTAAGGCTGAAAAAAGTGAAGATATAGCATGTGTAAAGACATACTTCGGTCTATCCGATTCTAAAGCCCGTGAAGCCTTGCGCCTACTTAGCGATGAACAAATCCAAGAATTAAAAGAAAAAGCCGATATCGGTGGATTAAGGAAATGAAATGGTCGACTTATCAACCTTTGTTGAGGTGACGCTAAACGAACACGATGACTTTTTAAAAGTGAGAGAAACGCTAACCAGAATTGGTGTATCCTCACGTAAAGAGCGGGTTCTATACCAGTCTTGCCACATCCTACACAAGAGAGGGCAATACTATATTGTCCACTTCAAAGAACTATTCGCACTAGACGGAAAACCATCTAGCATCATAGATAACGATATTGAAAGGCGAAACGCAATAGCTAAACTCCTAGAAGAATGGGGTCTAGTTAAGATTGTTAATCCTGACATTATGATAGACAAGATTGCTCCGATTCATCAAATTAAGATTATATCTTACAAAGAAAAAGATGAATGGGAACTAGTCAGCAAATATAACATTGGAAAGAAATCTCAAGAATGATTGGGGTAAATTATGAAAAAATTGAAAGAGAAGATTACGGAGTTGAAGAACATCTATACTGGTGAGATTGTTTGCACCAGCAATTTGTATGAGAAAAGAGTGGATAGCACAATGACATTTATTCAAGTTTACAAGTCGGAAGAACCACAAAGAAAATACTTTGTAAATGGCTCGGCCTTCGTAAAGTTGCATAAATAACTGTACCCACCTTAGGGCTGTTTGATGCTACGGTATAAGGCGTCCGTGTAATTACACCTCCGACACGATAGTTTGGACCAGTATAAGGTAAGCTGGAAGTTATGCCTTCGGGGTAACATTTTTTTAACTTGCTTTTAAAGGAGAACTTTATGACAACATTAAGATTCACACATCTTTACCCTTCCGTTGTTGGTTTTGACCAACTACTTGATACATTTGATACTATGCTAACGGAAAAACCTACCACTTTCCCTCCACACAACATTGTTAAGGTTGATGAGAATAATTATCTTGTTGAACTTGCTGTTGCTGGATTCAATGAAAGTGAAATCACTATTGAGGTGTTGAAAAATACTTTGACTATCAAAGGCGAAAAAGGCCTTGATGACACCAGAAACTATTTACATCGTGGTATTGGCACACGTTCGTTTAAGAAAACTGTAACGTTGGCTGAGACTGTGCAAGTTGATGGTGCAAGTTTGGATAATGGTGTTCTTACAGTAAAACTTATCAATATTGTACCAGTTGAAAAACAACCGGTTAAAATTGCTATCAATACAGTAAGTAAACCACAATTACTCCAAGAAAAAGTTTGATTATTACCTGAAAAATCTGCCTTCTTGTGTTATAATAAGCACTTGAAGGCAGAAAGTAAACTATGAAAATTGCTCTAGCATCCGACGTACACCTTGAATTTGGTGAAATATCTTTTGAGAATACCGAGAACGCTGATGTTCTTATTCTCTCTGGAGATATTTGTACTGCTGTAGACTTGATGGTAAAAGATGATATTGGATTCTTTGATAAAAATGTTCGCTCTGAAAAATATCATAAATTCTTCCAAGAATGTGGTGAAAGATTTCCGCATGTCATTTATATTATGGGAAACCATGAACACTATAACGGTGATTATCGGAACACTATTACAACTTTGCGTGATAGGCTTTCTTATGTACGCAATCTCCATATCTTAGATAAAGATACTTTTGTTGTTGATGATGTAACATTCATCGGTGGCACTTTGTGGACAGATATGAACAAAGAAGATCCAATTACTCTGATGCAAATGTCGGGTATGATGAATGACTTCCGTTGTGTTCAAAATAGTAATCGGGTAACAATTTTCAAAGATGAAGATGGTAAATTCCATGAACGCAAAAGTCGTTTCACACCAGAAGATGCTGTGGAAGACCACAAGCAAATGATGGATTATATTCGCATTATGATTGAAGGCAAGTTTGACCAAAAGTTTGTTGTCGTTGGGCATCATT